GCATCCAAAGTTTTATCTCGGACTTCAGGATTTACTGCTTGAACAATGACCTCAAGCTCTGCTTCATGCTTAAAAATACAGATTGGAGGAGATAAAACAAACTCGGGCTCTCCTTGTTTTCCATCTCTCATAATAACAATACCGCTTTCTGGAATAGATTGTGGTAATGTTTCATTACGTTTTACAGGAATATCCAAGGTTTTAAGCCTATCAAATAAGGTTTGTAGAATATTTTCACGTTTACTCATTATCTCTCCAATTTTGTAAAATTAAACTCGGAACATTGTTTTGCCACTTAAGTCCTTCCGTTGCAAAGTTGATTAGTTTAGGCATTCTGACTTGAGGAACTAACCAAAATGCAATAATTGACTTACGTTTACGTTCATGAACCAATAATGATGCACCACTGCGCCTATAAATAAAGCGAAGCCTCGTGTTACGACTTCGCTCATATAGTTCCGGTGTCATTTTTTTACCTAGCGCACGTTTAGGAATTGCATCTGTTGGAATAGCAAGCCAAAATCCGTTTTTACCTCGGATTATGGTTTGATACTCAAATCCGCTCATAATTTTAGGCGCTTTTGAATAAACTAGACCTGCTGCGGAGATGCTTTTTTTCCCCTTGGGATAAACATCACCACGCCAAGTATTGGCTAGCCGATTACTTAATCCAGCTGATTTTACTTGATTGCGCATAGAGATTTTTAAGCCATCAGTAGCTGATTTTATTCCTAAAGTTACAGCTTTTGCTCCATTTTTGTATTCATCTTCCATATATTCGGATAGATTTCCATGTAACGCAGCACTTAAACGCATAAATCAACTGTCCATATAAGATTATGAATATCTTTCATTGGCTCTGAATGTACTGAGTATATCTCCGTATCTGTCTCAATCTTATCACCAATCCTAAGGTTAGGTGCATCTGATATACGGATTCGACCTTGATGGGAGGAGGAGTGGGTATTAACAAACCCAACTCCTACCATTTTATCAGGTTCTAGCAAAATCAGACGAATAGTATTATTTTTATATTTAACCGGTTGTCCCAGTTGGAGGAACAGACTGTCCACCGCTGTTTTCATCAGATTTATTGCCATCAGATTGTCCTTCCGTTGTATTTTTATTACTAGATTGAGGGTTTATGACAGGATCTTTTTTTAGTTTTTCTGCAAAATTTAATGAAATGAGGCGTTTTGCCTCATTATCACTAACTTCACAGATACAACCGGGTTTAATTTCTTGTTGTTTGCCAACTACTAAGGTTATTAATGCTTTTACTTTCATAGTTCCTCCTTATCCAATGGTTGCACACAATATCGCATTTGGACGGTATGGAACGACAAGAGGAGCTGACTGCAATAACAACCAACGAACACTAGGATCTTCCTCAATCCAAGACTTGGTAAAGTAACGAGTAGCAGTCCAGTTTGCTTTTTCATCATGGATTGCACCATAGCAACGTGTTCCATCCAAGCCATCACGAGAACCTAAAATAACAGTTTTAGAGGGAAGTAAATTGGTTGCAACTCCGGCATCGTTAATGTAACTGTCGTTATAAACGTAGATATCAAAGTCACCGATAGAACCAACATAACGTGCTTTACTGTCTTTACCACGAGTAATCGGATCTGCATTTAAGGTGTTGTTGGTGCCTCGGCGATAATCCAAATATTTTTCAACAGAAGCATTTGAGCGGAATATTTTCCAAGCTTCAGGATCCATAACCACAGTTTTAGCAACTACACCGGCTTTATTTTGGATTTCAGATGCCCAATCCTCAATATTATCAAGAGGTTTAACACCAGAACTTTCCCAAGTATTAGAACCTACAAGAGCTTTAGTTAGACTTTCATCACGTCCGAAAGATACAGTTGTTGATGGATAACCATCGCCCGAAACAATTGTCTGACCTGTTCTTAAGATTTCAGCGGCCATAACTTCTTCACGACGAGTTAGATTTTCAAGCTGATCTTGTAAAGTAGTGGCCAAAGCTCTTTCATAACGTTGAGCATTGGATAAATTACCACCAATTATTTCACCGGCCAAACGTTTAAACGGAATGTTAGCATCAAATCTTCGCTTATCCTTTACATATGCAGGCTTGAAAGACTTGGTTTTATAACCATTACTATCTACGACTTTACCCGGTAACAAAGGAGATACAAAAGGAGTAATTCTCGGTTTGCTCTCGGTTACATCAAAAAATATCTCTTCTTTTTCTGAAGTTTGAACATTCGGGAAGAATGTATCTAATAAAAAAGACGAAGGTGTTGGTAAATTTTCAACTACTTTCGCCAATACATGAGTAGAAAATATATCCATATTTTAAGCTCCTTGATTAGTTTTTACAAAAATGCATTTGGCTCTGAGCTTGTCAATTAAGGTTGAAACCTCAGTATTTGCAGTTAAAGCGGACAAATTGAATTCACCAGTTAAATAAACAACAGCTTGTTTATCTTCATCGGTTGCATCAACGGTTTCTGCTAAAACAGCTTCGGGATTATCTGAACATATTGTATATATGTTATCTGATTTACTTAAAATTGTTCCTCGCTCATATTTTCCACCAGTTATGGTAACAAGTAAGGATGTTCTAGGAAAATCACCGGCTAATAAAGTATCTGGTTTGGTTTCACCCTGATTCTTAAATCCTTGTACAGTCATCAATTATTCTCCTTAATAAAAGAGGCGATACGCATTGCGACCGCCTCAGGTGTTTCTTCTACATCATCTATTGATGGTGAAATATTAGGATTAGGAATGTTGGTCATTGCCTTTTCAAAATCTGTTGTTTTAGCTGTTGTTGGAACAGTTTCTAAAACCGCCAAAATGTCAGAGGGTGACATATCTGTTTTTGTGAGTAGCATCTGAGCGGTTGCCTCTTTACCTTTTACAGTTTCTGAAGCAAATACTTGGCTCATGCGTTCTCGTTCGGCAGATTTTATTTCTTCAGCCGATAAAGAATTAGGTTGATTCATAAATATTTTCTCCATGGAATTAGTGTTAAGGTCTGATAATAACTCCTCAAAAGAGGACAATCCGTCCGCCAGACCGATGCGAACAGCATTATTTCCAACAAAAACATCACCACCGCCGAATTTGTCGATGACGTTTTGAGGCGAGATGTTTCGGTTATTTGCAACTTTATTAATAAAAACTTCAGCTAGAGCATCAACGTGCTCTTGAATTTTGGCTTTACCTTCCTCAGTTTCAACGTTTGGTCGTTTGTTTGGGCTTTGTGATGAAACAATTTCAATAGTTTTGTTTTCATCGTCCTTTTCAAAAATGGAAACAACACCGATTGAGCCGATAATAGCAGTGTCTGTTGCAAAAATTTTATCACAAGCTGAGGAAATCCAGTAAGCACCAGAGCAACAATAACCGGATGCATAAGCAATAATCGGCTTTGTGCCACGTGCTTTATATATTATATCAGCCAACTCTGAACATCCGTTGACTTCACCTCCCGGACTGTCAACGTCAAGCAAAATGGCTTGAACTGTAGGGTCTTTAAGTGCTTTATTAAAATCTTGAGCGAAAAGCTCGTAAGAGGTCGCACCGCAAATACGAGTAAAAAGGTTTGCATATCTGAATAATGGACCAGTAACCCGGATAACAGCAACGCCGTCTCGAACTGAAACGGCGTTTGTGTTTTTCATATCTTTACCTAATTGAGAGGCAATAGCTTCAGGACTTTTGTTGTTCTGTTTCGCTATTGTCATCATCGTCTGTAGCATTTCTGGGGTTATCGCCCATATGGTCTTGTTTAATAGTTTCATTATTTTCTCCTAAAATTAAGCCTAATTCTACAAGTTTGGCTTTTTCTCGTGCTCTTTGCTCTAAAACTTCCTCCCAGTCTAATCCTTGGCTCGCACATTCGTTTTCCAAAGTGGATAAGCCTATTTCCATTCGGATTTGACAGGCTTGAGCCTCTTTAACCGGATCTACCCAACCACGACCTGGTCCAATCCACTTACACCTCGTGTAAGCATATCGATTCTCATAAAAATCAGGCGCATCAACCAGTCCCTTATTGACGACTTCTTCAAGCCACAGCTCATAAACCGGTGTTGCCCAATAATCGGATAGCCATTGCCTGCGACCGTTAAAATATCGCCAAGCTTCTAATAAAGCAGAGCGTGCAGACGAGTAATTAGTCTTTGAAAAATCTTTCAAAAGCAACTCATACGGGATATTTAAGCCAGTTCCGATGTGGCGAAGCAAGTTTTCAACAAAAGAGCCATAAGCTGAATTTGGACGAGATGGTGTAAATGGGGCGACCTTATCTCCAGGGAATATCGGAATAATCGAACCACCCTCTAACTTGACTTGCCAATCCTTTTTAGCATTCAAGTATTCATCGCTTGAACCACCAAAAAGCTCGTTTAAACCTTCATTATCCATAGGCGTTTCAATAAATGCGGCAATCATTGCATTCACAATGGCGGCTTGCAGTTCTGACCGCTCATAATGATCCAACATCTTAAACATCGGCATAATTGATGCTAGTATTGGTTTTCCTCGACTTTGTCCGATTCTGTTAAAGTCGTGAACATGGATAACACGTCTTCGACCAAAAGATGTAAAAGCCGAAACACGCTCCCAAGCAGTACATCTGCTCCAATAATCTCCCGGATGGTCTTTTTGAATATGATAGGCAATAGGAGCTCCATACTTATCAATCTCAATACCGCCTCGGAGTGTTTTACTATCACAAGCATTATTGGGATTCGATAATCTATCAGGTTCAACTAACTGTATTGCTGTTGCAAAAGGTCTGTCTTTCAACCATAGAGGCAAGGCCAAGGCTTCACCATTTATTAGGCAAGACTTAAAAATCTGAGTGGTCAAACCATGGAAGTTTAATTTTTTAGCAGCATCACAATTAAATGTTTCAGCCCAAGCCCTCCAAAGACCTTCTACTTTTACTTGCCATTCTTCTTCCCATTCTTTGGTTTTACCTAATGCCTTATAATCTGGCTTTGCCGATAGACGAAACCCAGTTCCTACAATATTATCAGCAAGGGTTTGCATCGCTCCTGCTGCAATCCCATGATTACGAGCCAAATCCCTAGAGCGAGCCACCATAGTATTTAATTCCGGTAACAAATCGCTATCAGCAGATCCTCGTCCTGGTTGCCATGTAGCAATTTCTCGTAATGTATGAGATGCCGCTTTATGTGATGTATCTGTCATTAAAATACTACCTTTATCATTCGTCTGCGAGATGTTAATTTACCTTCAGCCACCGCTATTTGAGATTTAAGACTTGAGATATAGCTTTCCAAAGCCGCTCGGGAGGTTTGATTATAAGTAACAGAACCAAAATCTCCGACATTGACCGAAACTTCTTTTGCCCCGATTAATAGCTTATGATAGGCTTCTTCAGCTTCAGCTAAGCGTATTTTGAGTATTTCTTTATCTATAACCATGGATTATCCACCTTTGTTGGTTGCATTTGAATAAAACGTTGTTTCTTTTTTATTGGCTTAGCTTCAGAAGTTTTAGGAATAATGGCTTCCAATTCCTGCCATGCCTTTTCAGATAGACGGTCAAGACCGAAAATCGCAGCACCGGCACGAGCATAAACTCGGCAGTCCAAGGCTTCGTTTCGTCTTGCCGGATCCTTTTCCCATACGGGTTTTGGGTAGCCGTTACTGATTTTCACGACCTGACGTTCAGCTGTTAGCTGTTTGAAGTATTCCTCCGAGTATTGAGGGAAATGGCATCGGCCGAAATCCGTTGCATTTTCACCGATACGCTCCATCTTCAGCCACCTGTAAAGCTCAGTCTTAACAACTGGACCAGATACGTTCCAAACCTTCAGGCCTTTCTTTTTCGTATCGGCCTTAGAAGTAGATAAGAGCATAGCTGTATCTCGGCTTTGACCTTTTATCGCCACAACGGTATGCGGCTGACTGGCTCTTGCACCGGAACCACCCCAAACAGCTTGGTTAAAGTTTTTGACAAAGTTATAAACGTCTTGGGTGGCATAACCTGAGTCAACGCACATCACCCGAATGGGCATTGTGATACCACTTTCGTGTGGGTAGTCCTTATGAAGCACATTTTGTAATTGTCGCCATACGTCAGGTTTTGCCGTATCACCATCAAGCACAAAATACTCCACCGACCAACTTTGCTTTTGTCGCCCCCAAGCCACAACCTCGCATTCGATACGGTCTTTTTGAATATCCACACCGGCGGTCAGGAATAGGCCACCGTTTGGTATCGTTCCAATCGGATATGTTTCCCTTGTTTCATACAGGCGTTGCCATTCAGGTGCATCGCTTTCTTGTTCGAACGTTTCACCCAAGATGGTGTTTTGAAAACCTTGTATCAAACTTGGGTTTTTCTTGGTCTTTTCGTAAATGTCCACGCATTCTTTCCAAGACAGCCAGCCAACCGGAGAGTAAAGCGATGATAAGTGAAATCCTGCCGTTATGCCATCGCTTTGGGCGGTTGCCTGCCAATGGCCATTTGCCAGCATCTGCGTTTTATAATGCTCGCCGATGAGTTTATTACAATGTTCGCACTCATAATAAACATTATCGCCTTCAGCTCTTATCTGCGACCATTCCAATTTTTGAAAACCACCACAATAAGGGCAAGGCACTACATAATACCGTTTATCCGATGTTTCAAACTCTCGCTCAATATTAGACAAGCCCTTTATGGTCGGAGTAGACACCAAAAATATTTTTTTGCGCTTATTAAATGTTGCGGTTCTTCGTTCTGCCAATAATATTGGGT